AGAACAAGCATTACGAAATATTAAGAAAAGTGCAGGTGGTCCAGCAGATTTAAAAGCGGCTGTTGTTTCTTATTTTAAAGCACTTCCTGAAAAAGAAGCCGTTACTCGTTTTAATGATTTAAGTCCTATATTTGAAAAAACTAAAATCTTATCATTAGATGAAATTTATTCTATCAAACGAGGTGTAAATTTAGTGGCTTCTAAACGAGGTAAAACTGCTGCCTTAGTTGGAGTAACTGCTAAAGATGCAATTTTAGGTGCTTTAGGTGCAGAAGTTCAAAGAACACCTGAAGTTAGGGAAATGTTTGGTAATAAACCATCAAATATTAAGGCTTTTTCGTTCTAATAGGTCTAAAACGCATATAAAGGGGTCTAGAAGCGAATATCATATAAAACTGATACCGTTACATAGACCCCTCTTTTTAAACAAGCCGTAGAGCTTGATTTTAGTGCAAATTTTACTACTTATTCATCACATACATAGTTACTTCAAAACCAAAGCGCATTTCTGTTGCTGAAGGTGATTTCCACATAATATTCTCCTTAGTTATATAGTATAAACTTATACTATACTACTATTATATCATAAGATAAGTTTCTTGTAATCAGTAAAATCATTATTTGTCAAACATCAAACGAATAATAAATAAATCTACTACAATCACATGACCACTTTCCTCTCCAAGCATACGCTTATCAACTAACTCAAACCCGACCATCATTCCTGTAATAAATTCTACTGATACAAACATATTAAACCCCTTTTAATTTTGCTAAATACGCCATGTCTACATGAGTTTCTTTTCCATTAGGGAGTTTGGCAATAACTGTATCAGGATAATATCCCCTCTTGATAATTTCTACTGGACAATCTAGCTGAACGTGCCATTGCTTTTGGTCTACTTTTACTTTTGCTTTTTTTACCATATATCCTCCATCTCGTCAGCTAACTCTAATTGTATCTTTTTGGCATATTTCGCTATCTTATCCTCAAAGGCAAACACTAAATCCTCTGCGGTAATTTCCAATAGTTCAAATATCTCCAACTCATCTAACTGCTCAAGCATTACCTCTTGCAATTCTTTAATCGTGAGCACTAATATTCTCCAATCGTTTTAATTCAGCTTTTGCATAAAATAATATTTTCTTAATATCTCGCAAAGGTGGACTATGGGAAACTTCTCCATATCGATAACAAGCCCTAAATATCTCACCAATTTGTGCGTTCATATTTTTATATGATATTAAATCTTGCAACTCACTAAAATCTTTTGGAAAAGTATAGTAATCAGCACTTGACCCATCACTATGTTCTTTTTTAACAGCGTTCATACTATTCCATTCTTCAGGTGTTATGTCATTAATCCTTTTTTGCATATCTTTTCCTTAAGTACCTTAAACTGATTGGACATTCATCAAACATACCATCTTTGACATCAAACAACATATACAAGCCCCTGAAGTGGCGATTGGTTTGGTGATTTAGGTAATGCTCCTCGTGCTCATAACAACTACCTGTGATTAGAGCCATAACCTCTGACCCATCTGCCCTTAAGCCGTAAGCAATATCTCTACCTTGTTGATGCCCTGCAATACAACTCTGATGATGCTTAGCAAGCAAAGCACGGGCAGTCCCACAAGGGCGACCCATAACACCAGCAACAAAGTAATGACAGAAAGCAATACCTTCAATAATGATAGGTTGCAGAAAAGGAACAGTTTCCCAGCCAGCTTCTTCATATTTTAAATCCTCCAAGGATATTAGTCCATCTAGTTTAGGGTCGTTGTCAATTGCCCGATTTATGCGATTCTCGTGATTTCCATACAACATAACCATTCGGGGATTCCAACGGGGTTTATGGTTGTCTATTCTCCGTTGTTGCTCCTCTCGGATAGGTGTCAGGAGTTTATCCATTGCCTCGTGAACCACCTTGATGTCTGCTTTGTAGCGTTGCCCCTCCATACTCTTGCTACCAGCCTTATCGTGGCTAGACAAGGATGGCATATCTGCAAAATCGCCCAACATCACGATTATGTCAGGAAGCATATCAACAGCATATTTCCCAATGCGTTCTAGGTATTCTAGGTCGTCATTAGGTCTGACTTGAGTGTCAGGTATGATTAACATTCTTTTAGACATCGTAAGTTTCCTTTACCCAATTAGCAAAGTTAATTAAGTGCTCAGGTGAAGCATTACTTTTCATACTATTAGCTAAGTGTGATATTACCATAACATTTCCTTTTATATAACCAAGTTCAGGATTAATTCTATCAAGTGAGTAGGAATTATTAGCACCACCTTGTATACCAGTTTCGGAAAATCCTAATTTAATTCCTAAAATAGGGCAATATTCAGGGACTATAAAATCTAATTCAGTAATATTAAATTCTATATTTCTTTTTTTGGCTCTACTTTTAGCAGTCTTTACTAAATTTTTACCAATATTAATTGCTCTCCAATTTTTATGATACCCTCTTTCGTGACCTAATTTATTGGTACATTTTTTACACCATGAAGCTAATTTTTGCCTAGATTTACTGAAAGTAAACTTCCCTATTGGCAATTCTAAATGGCAATGTACACAAACTTTAGTATCAAGATTGTTCATTGTAGTGTAAGCCCTCGTTGCCATTCTGTGAGATGATATCAATTCTACTTTCGTCCCAATTGTCTTTAGGACAAGATGTCCAAGCACATTCTGTAACCTTACTTAAATCCTTACCACATATCTGACACAAAGATGAATCACTATCCACAGCCCACTCGTGCCCATCTTTCCATACCGCACCTAACTCATTGTATGTGTTTTTTGCAATATTATAAGTGGAGAATACCTCTTGCCATACCTTATTATCTTCTTTACGATAAAACACTTCTAAATCTTTAAGTTTAATGTTCCTGTAGGGATGATGTTCGGGGAGGTCGTTTAAACGGATTCTCATTTCTTTCCTTTCTTTGGCACAAGGGATTCGTCACGAAAATCACAAACCCTGCACTTAGTTAGTGTGTCAATAAGATATTTACAATCAGGAAGGCAACTTGGCTTAATGAGTTTAATACCCTCATCAAACTTCTTCTTACTACCTTTACCACTAATTATACTATCGCCTGTAATATCATTTTTTGTTGCCATGTCGTTCTACCCTTTCCTCAGCGGTCTTGATGTCGTGGCAAGGGGAGCATAACACCTGCAAATTCCCACCCTCACAAAACAACCTACTTATAAAAGTATTCCAATCTACAAATCCTGTAAAAGGACACACTACTGGTTCAACATGGTCCACTTGCACTTCTTTAGCTGGGAATTCACCTTTGCACATATTACAAGTAAAGTGTTCAGCCATTCTATTTGTTTTGGCATTGACCTTTTTGCCTACTGATGCCGCTTTTAGAGTTTCATACTTGGGGGGATATTTTCTAAACCCACCTCGTAGAGTTGAAGTGATAAAGGTGCGTAACCGACCTTCTGTCCAGCTAGACAAGATTTTTACCTGAATATATATTATAAACTCTTTTAATTGCGTCACCGTCTTCTTTGTCCATACTTGATTGAAAAATGTCATACCAGTCAATATGCAAGGTTTGTATCAAGATATTCTCGCAGTCTTCTTCTGATAATTCTAACTCTTGTTTACTGACAACATTTACCTCAAACTTCATTTAGTAGCCTTTCGTATCGTGAAATATAACTATCATCTAAAGACCTAAGAATATACAAGCATTGTGCGTTCATCAAGAACTCCTCCTCGCTGGCGTATTGTGAAAGGCATACATCCAACATAGCCCTCTCATTATCAATTCCAGCAAGGAGTTTGCGAGCCTTGGCTTCACCCAATCCCTTTACACCCTTCACATTATCAGATGTATCACCCTTTAGGCATTGCTCGTAGAACAAGCGTGTGCCCTCTAGGGCTGTCTGTGTGATGAATGTATCGGGCTTAATCCACCGCTTTGCTTCAGGACCTCCCTGTATCTCCCATTGAAAGTGCTTGCCTTCTATTTGCAAAAGGTCTTTGTCCAATGAACAGATAATCGTGTCAGCAGTTTGGTGGATTCCAAGGGCATCGTCAGCCTCAAGATTATCAGGTGCAACCTCAGCACATAATTCCTTTATTGAGAACTCACGACACTCTTGCAACCAGTTTGGCTTTGGTTGTGTGCGGTTTGCTTTATACTCAGGGTAAACCTCTTTGCGGAAGTTTCTAGCCCCTGTGAGAAAAGCTCTATACTCGGTTGTTTGCACCTTGGTAAGGATGTTGTCTAGTAGTTCCTCTACACGATGAGTGGCAATAGACAAGTCTTCATTCTCTGAACTAGCAGCGCATCTATATACCACCAAATCCATATCAATTAGAGCTATCATATATAACCTCGTGTAAAAATATACAACACCCAACCCCCACCAACATACCTAAGAAAAAGGCTGTGCTATAACAAAGGATGTATTCAATCACACGGCACCAGCTAAATCGGTGTCAGCATCTTCCTCAGCACCATACTCTAACAGCTTAGTAACAGTTAGGCGAGAGATGGTGGCACTTACACCCTTCTTACCCTTAAATTCCCATGCAAAAGGTTTAACTGTTGCTACGGCTAATGAACCATTACCAATTTTGATATTGCTCGGTACTTCCGAACCATCCTCGTAATAGGCTGGGATTGGGTAAGTCGATTTACAAGTAATATACACACCACGCTCGTCTTCTGCTTTGGTTGATTCACGGGCTTCAATTCCTTCTTTGGCTAATTCTTCTACTGCTTTGGTGGACAAGTTTGACAGGTCAATCTGATATTTCCCTGACATCTCATTTACATGGTTTAGGTTTGCCCACATGATTGTTGCTTTTAATTTTGTCATACTTAACTCCAATGTCTAATAGTGTTGATAATAATACAAAAACAGGTAATAACTTCTAACATCCTAATCCAATTATAAGGTTTCTGCTGGCTCAAAGACAAACTCCTCAAACTGTTTAGCAATGGCAATGATGTCGCCTACCGTTGCTTTAGGGGATAGGGCAATAGCATTAGCAAGGGATGATTGTCTAACAATGTATCGTTGTTTAATCGCCCGTTCCTCTGCTGTTTCGTAGTTACTACCTATTACCTTGGTCGTTGGTGCAGCTTGTTTAAACGACCCTACTGGACCAATAGCAGACCAGTTGTCATACTTACCATTCTTTGTGATGGCTACTTCAAATTTGTCACCAATGTTCGCATCATCTAACACACCAAACACCTTGGGGTTAGCAAAGGGAACTATGTTCTGTGTGCGAGTTACGCCTTCAGAGGTGAAGGTTACAGCTAGAGTGCGTGTTGGTTTACCAAACTTATCCTCTTTGTCTACCTTTGCTATATCTACAATCTCAATTTCCATTATACAACCTCCATATCTGCCCAATTCAAACCCTTTTGACACTCAGCCGCCATTGGGACATTAAATTTCACACCAAACATCTTTTCAAAATTAGCTGGTAGGTCGTGAAACACGCTGTGAAACATTGCCACTAATTCCTTAGTATCGCACACTTTGTCATCAAAGTCAATAATTATCGAGTCATGGACAGTATTTACTAACAAACATTTATCACCATACCCTAGCTTTTTCAATCGATTATGAGCACTAACCCTAGCCAAAGCCATGAGGTCTGCACCCGTTCCTTGAACAGCATAATTCTTAATCTGCGTGTCCTTATACTGCCCACCAAACTTCTGAAAGTAATATTCCCTGCCAGTTGGGGCTACAAGTTTATTGGTTTCCACTACCTCACGAATAATCTTTGTGTGCCATGCCCCTATGCCTCGATACTTGTCGTAGTAGGCATCAACCACATCCTTCCAATATGCCTTACTCTTGCTTATAGAAGTGAAGTCAGGGTCATTAGCAAACGAGAACTCATTGCCACCATACAATATCCTAAAGTTTAAAATCTTGGCTATCAAACGAGAAGGTAGCCCAAACTTCTCTTGGTTATCGGTATGCAAGTCCACACCATTCACAATCTCGTTTATTAGGACTTGGTCTTGGCTAAGGTAGGCGGCAACACGGATTTCTAGAGCAGATGCGTCTGCCTGTAACAGCATTACGGCAACTCTCGGATAATTGCCATTAAGTTTGGATACTTCAGTTTTGACAAGAAGAATTCCGCACCATAATTACGAATAAACTCGTTAATCTCAATCATTGTAAATTCCACATACATTTCTTCCTCTTGTTCCATTCCTGATTCGTTCTCTCTGTCCATGTTATTCCTCGGTCTGTTATATAAGTTAATCGGGGGTAGGTAAAACTTATGCCATTCTATCATAATTTCTTTGCATTTTCCTTCATCTTAGATAAGATTAGGAGATAAGTCAATTCCTCAAGTTCTGCTTGTGTCATAATCAATCCCACAAATTCCTATAATATTTACCAAATAAAGCAAGCCCTTTATCTATTCGCTTATTATGCGCCCTTAGTCCATCCCAATCAA